ATTTAGCTATTGCAGGAGTTATGATTGAAAAGGCAGCAGCTATTGGGCAAGTAGTTGTAAACACAGTTGCAGCAACTTCAAAGGCGGTTGCAGCTTCACCTTTAACATTAGGTTTGCCTTGGTCGGCTTTAATTATTGCAGGCGGTGTTGCTCAAACTGCATTAATTATAAAGTCAGGAATTGAACAAATAAAACAAATAAAAGCTGCGGGTGCATCAATACCAAGTTCAGGTTCAATAGGTGATGGTGGTGGATCACCAGATTTAGGTAGCGCAGGTGGTGGTGGTGGCGGTGCATTACCCGATACAGGTGGAGGTAGCGCACCAGATACCGGTGGCGACGGAGGTGGTAGTCGTAGAGCGCCAAGTGGAGGCGGTGGTGGCGGTTCTGTTCGTGCTTATGTAATACAAACAGATATTAATAATGCTCAACAAAGAGAACAAGAGATACAAAATAGAGCAAGGTTTCAGTAAACGATAAATATAAACAAAAAAACTATTTAGATTATGAATAAAGAATTACCAATATATATGTTGGATATTACAGAGGATGTAAATGACGATTCACAAGTTGATTTTATTTCCTTAGTTGATAGTCCTGCAATTCAAAAGAATTGGAATGCATTTAATAAAACTCAAAAATTTGAAGTTACAAATGAAGATCGTCGTATTATTTCGGGCGCTATTATGTTGGCTGACACGCCAATTTTTAGGAGTGATGCTACTTATGGCGACTACTATGTGGCTTTTAGTCGTGATACTATTCTTAAAATTGTACAAAAGTTTTTCAAAAAAGGCTTCCAAAGTAATGTGAATTTAATGCACAATTCAAGCGCACAATTTGAAGGTGTTACATTATTTGAAAGTTTTATATCAGACCCTTCGCGTGGCATTATGCCAATGAAAGGCTTTGAGGATGCGCCAGAGGGAAGTTGGTTTGGTAGTATGATTGTAGATAATGAGGACGCTTGGTCTAAAGTAAAGAATGGCGAGATTATGGGCTTTAGCGTAGAGGGTTTATTTAACTACAAACCTAAAGAAGTTAACAAGGTTGCATCAATGGTTGATGCTATCAAAAAAATATTATCACAAGTTAAGTGATAAACTTTTCATTTTTTCACTATATAATAAAAAAAGTATGAACGCACAGGAAGCAATTTTAAAAATTAAGGCATTGTTTGAGGACAACGCTGCGCCTGTTAAAGAAGTAGAAGCTGAAGAAACTAAGGTTGAAGAAACTAAGGTTGAGATGGCTGAATATTCTTTGATGGACGGAACTAAAGTTGAAATTTCAGCATTAGAGGTTGGCGGTTCTGTTAATTTAGCAGACGGAACAATGGCACCGGCAGGCGACCACGAATTGATGGACGGAACAGAAATTACTTTAGACGAGAATGGCAAAATTATTGCTATTGAAACTAAGGTTGAAGAAGTATCACCAGAAGCAGAGGTTGAGGCAGGCAAAGATTATGAAGACAAAAAGATGCAAGATATGGCTGAACAATTCAATGCAAGTATTGCAGAATTAGTTGAAGCTAAAAGAGTATCAGACGAGAAAGTTTTAGAATTAGAAAATAAGGTTAAGCAAGGATTTGCACAAGTAGCTGAATTAATCGAAGCACTTTCAAATACACCTTCAGCCGACCCAATTCAAAGACCTAACAGCTTTAATTCATTTATTAATACAAATGATATTAAAAGCCAAAGATTAGATAAATATAGACAAGCAATTTTAAACATTAAAAATTAATAACAATGGCATTTGACGTATCAGCATTAGCCGCATACACAGAGCAAAACGAAGCCTTATTGGTAACGGATTCTGTATTAGGCGCAAAGACTGCATCTTTAATTAAGAGCGCAGGCAACGTTATGGTAGGCGTAAAGTCTTCTGAAACGATTAACATTATGGACACAGACGCAATATTTCAAGCGGGCGGAAGCTGCGGATTTACTGCATCAGGTTCAACAACTTTTACACAAAGAACAGTAACAGTTGGAAAAATTAAAGTAAACGAAGCACTTTGTCCTAAAGACTTAGAAGCTAAGTATTTACAAAAAGCATTACCAACAGGATCAATTTATGATTCTATTCCTTTTGAGCAAGCGTTTGCTGAGAAAAAAGCAAAGACTATTGCTTCTCAATTAGAAACTGCGTTATGGCAGGGTGATACAGATAGTGGCAACGCTAATCTTTCAAAATTTGACGGACTTGTTAAATTAATTGGTGCTGCATCTGGACCGGTAGCTGCAAACTCTGCAACTTATATTGCAACTGCGCCTATTAGTGCTGCAACAGGTATTGTAGCTTCAAACGTAGTAAGCATTTTTGATGGTGTTTACAAAGCAATCCCTGCTCAAGTAGTAGCTTATGATGATATGACTATTTTCTGCGGTATGGATTCTTTTAGAACTTATACTATTGCATTGAAGAATGCTAATATGTTTAACTATTCTTTTGATGGTAAGTCTGATAGCGAATTTGTATTGCCGGGTACTCCTATTAAAGTTGTTGCTTTACAAGGTTTAAACGGAACAAATAAAATTTATGCTTCAAGATTAAGCAACTTGTTCTTAGGAACAGATTTGTTGAACGAAGAAGAAAAGTTTGAAATTTTCTATGCAAAAGAAGCTGACCAAGTTAGATTTGTAAGTGAATTTAAAATGGGTGTAAACTTTGCCTTCCCAGACGAGATGGTTAAGTTTATCTTATCATAATTATTCGGGGGTGTAAAATACCCCCATTTTTTAAAATATTAAATTAAATAACAATGGCGTGTGCATTAACACAAGGATATACTTTAGATTGTCGCGATAGTTTAGGCGGAATCGTAGAAGTATATTTCACAGAAGCGGCAAACGTAACTGCAACAACTGAAGCAAGTGGTGTAATTACTGCTTTGACTAAGGCAAGTGGTAAGCGTTTTTGGAAGTATGCTTTAGTTAAAGATACTTCAATGTTCAATCAAACTATGACTGCTTCTGTTGCAAACGGAACAGTTGTTTATGGTCAAGAACTACAAATAATTTTAAACAAATTACAAACCAATACAAGAAATGAATTACTTTTGTTAGCGCAAAATAGTTTAGTGGCAGTTGCAAAAGATAGCAACGGCATTTATTGGTATTTAGGAAAAACTCGTGGTATTGATATGACTGCAAATGCAGCATCAACCGGTACTGCGCAAGCTGATAGAAGTGGTTTCACTTTAACTTTTACAGGTTCTGAGCCTGCATTAGCACCAAGCGTTGCACAAGCAGTTTATTCTGTTCTGGAAACAGCAGGCGCATAGGTTTTCATAGGTTTATAGGTTTGCCGCCGTTCGTTAATTCGTTCGGCGGTTTTTTTTATAGATCATTAATGAGCCGTATATCGCTCATTATAGGCTCATTTTATCCTTTATATGACACATTATTGATTGATAAAGTTTTCTATTAGAGAACTTGTTACCGAATTGGGAACATTTATTCGTACAAAAAAGTGTGATTAAGTTACATAAATTAGTAGTAATACTACTGATTTATATAAAAAAGTAATGTTATAACTTGACTGATGTTATAACGCGGTAAAGCAATAGCTTGACTTATTAGGTTATTTATCCCCTATCTGCAACAAATTCAAATTTCTGCTATTTAGTAATATGATGAGGTTAACGAAAGGGCAGACGCAAAATATTATTTTAACATTGACCGAAAAGGAGTTATTAACTAACCCTAATTATTTGTTCGTTTTTACTAATAGAAGCGCCAATACTGAGGTTAAATTTGTTAAGCTAAATAATACAGACATAAGTTTGTACAAGGATAGGTACAATGAATTTAGTATCGTTACAAATACTAACTTTGCATCTTCTTTGAATGGTCAATACGACTATGAAATATATGAGCAAGCAAGCCCAACCAATACCAATCCTGTGGGTTTAAATATGCTTGAATCAGGCATAATGGAACTTATCGGAACGGCTATGTCGTTTACTGAATATTCAACAACAGACACTTATAAAATAAGACAATAATGGATTTAAGAGTATTAACATTTGCGGAAGCTAAGCAGCCTGAATTTAAAGAAAAGAAGGGCGAGGGATATATTCAGTATGGCGACCGCAATGACTATCCTAATTATTTGGTTGACCTATTCAACAAGTCAGCTAAACATAATGCGATTGTAAAAAGCAAGGTTCACTATATTAGCGCGAATGGTTGGAAGGGAAGTCCAGAGGCAGAGGCATTTATTGAAAAGGTTAACAGAATGGAAAGTCTTAATGACTTAACCCGCAAAGTTTCCTTAGATGCTGAATTATTTGGTGGATATTATTTAGAAATTATATGGTCAGTAACAAAGCAATTATCTGAAGTATGGCATTGCGATTACACTAAGATCAGAACTAATAAAGACAATACTCAATTTTGGTATAAAGAAAAATGGGATGACAGAAACGAAAAGGCTATGGTTTATCCTGCCTTTAATGCCAATAACCCCGTAGGTAAACAAATACTTTATATTAAAGAATACCGCCCTAATATGGGCTTCTATTCATTGCCGGGTTACTTTGGTGCGCTTAATTACATAGAATCAGACATTGAGATTTCTAAGCACGTCTTAGGTAATGCACAAACAGGATTTAGCGCAAGCAAATTAATTACCCTTCCAAATGGTGAGCCTTCGGATGATGAAAAGCGTAATATTGAAAAGCGTTTTACAAGTAGGTTTAGCGGATCAGATGGCAAAAAGTTTATTTTAGCTTTTGTTAATGATAGCGCAAGGAAGCCAATAGTTGATGACTTAGGAACTTCTGATATTACAAAAGAAGACTTCGGGCGTGTGGATTCATTAATCCAGACTAATATATTTTCAGGGCATCAAATTACTACCCCTTCAATCTTTGGTATTGCAGAGGCAGGAAAATTAGGTAGCCGTTCGGAAATGAGGGATGGTTACGAGATTTTTAAAAACACCTACGTAAATAGCAAACAAATGCATCTTGAAAGTGTATTTAAT